AGATTGGATATTCTAGGAGGACAGGAAAAGAGAAACGTAAGCGAAGTAAAGATGAGAGTCGAGGCTTCAGACGTTTATCGAGATATGAAGAAACAAGAAGCGAAGATTGGTCAGGTGGAGGAAATCGTACGCATTGCAAAAATTCAGGCACGGGTGAATTCAGGAAATTAACTAATAATAAATATGTACAATACAAAAGATATGATACTCGCAGTTGGACTGATGTGTCAGGGATACTCAGTGATAAGCGTAGACGTAGATAGATTTGGAAAGGCTACATTTACATTCGAGGAAGACGAGAAGTTAAACAAGGCAATAGGTAAGTTCATGAACTATGAATTAAAGGTAGAACCCCACCTATGGGAATCAAAGAGGCGCACCGCAAAATCAATGATAGGAATGTAACATGGCTCCTTTAATATTTATAATAGGTCTTGTGTGGTTAGCAATCTTATTTCCTTGGTTGTGGATAGTATACATAGTAATACTTGCGCTCATAGCCATGGGAAATTCATAGAACAACACATAATACACAGAAAACGCTCTATACAAAAGGGCGTTTTTTTGGTATAATGTAAGCAATGGAACTAGGATTCATCACCCTTATAGACGTTCAAGAAAGAAACCCAGTAGCAGCACTATCGTTTAAGGAAGGAGTTGATGAGGACTACATTATCGAGATAGTAAGACTTGCCAACACCGACCCTGTTTTCACTTCAGGTGACGAAGTAGAGTACGGAAAGCTCAGTTGTTACCTAGAGAGGTTTTGGAAAGTAGAGATAAGCCCACGAAGACTCGCTTACATTCACAAGATAATAAAGAACCACAACGAGTTACTTGAGAAATTATCAAAGGGTTGTAAAATGAGAGGAACATATAGAGAATTAGTAATGAGAAAAGCATGAATATAGAACTTCTAAAACCATACGATAAGAACGCCAAGTTACATCCAAAGAAACAGGTGCAACAGGTTGCCAATTCAATAAAGGAGTTTGGTTTTAATCAGCCAATAGTAGCAGATAAGAACAATGTAGTAATTGTAGGTCACGGAAGACTTGAGGCGGCAAAGTTGCTTGGACTAAAGGATGTTCCAGTTATCACCGTAGACCTCACGGAAGAACAGGCAAAGGCTTATAGATTGGCAGATAATAAGCTCAACGAGAGCGACTGGGATATGAAGTTAGCGATAGAAGAACTCAAAGGACTAAGCGAGCAGATGTTTGACCTTACAGGGTTTGATAAAGATTTATTGATTGAACCAGACGATAAGGATGACGAAGTGCCTGAGATTCCTGAGGAGCCAAAGAGTAAACTTGGGGATTTGTATGAGTTAGGTCCGCACCGAGTTCTCTGTGGTGATAGCACCAAACTAGAGGATGTTGAGAAGCTGATGGAAGGGAAAAAAGCAGACGTAGTAGTTACTGACCCACCATACAATACTGGTATGGAAGGTAAACCAAATGACGAGAAAGCCAGGCTTTCTCATATGTTTAATGACAAGATTGAGAATTGGAAAGAATTTATAAAAGATTTTTTAACAAATTTTACTTTAAACACCAAGGGAGATTGTGCGTTTTATGTGTTTATTGACTGGAGAAGAGTAAACGATATTCGTTCCGAAATGGAAAAACTAATGGCGGTAAAAAATGTAATTGTCTGGGATAAGAAAGTCCACGGTTTAGGAAGTGACTATAAATCAACCTATGAGCTTTGTATCGTGGGAAAGAAAGGAAAACCAGAAATTAGTAATAGATACGGATTAGATTATCAAGACATTTGGAGATTACAAAGAGAGATGGGAAGAAATAAAGACCACGCCACCGCAAAACCAGTAGAATTATTAGAAAAACCAATTAAGCACGCTAGTAAACAAGACGATATCGTAATGGACTTATTCCTCGGCTCTGGCTCAACTCTAATAGCATCAGAAAAGACTAAAAGAATCTGCTACGGTATGGAATTGGACCCCAAATACATCGACGTAATCGTAGAAAGATACTGTGATTACACTGGAAATAGAAACATTAAACTTAACGGACAAGAAATAACATGGCAGAAGTAGGAAGACCAACAGTAATGACGGAATCGGTAATCAATAAACTAGAGGAGGTTTTTGCTATAGGAGGAACTGATAAGGAGGCTTGTTTTTATGCAGATATTTCACATCAGACACTATACGACTACCAAGAGAAACACCCTGAATTTGTTGAGCGAAAAGAAGCTCTAAAGCAACGACCAGTATTAAAAGCAAGGCAGACAGTAGTTAAAGCATTAGACAATCCTGAAGACGCTAGGTGGTTTTTATCAAGGAAGATGAAGAAAGAATTTAGCGAACGCCAAGAACTTACAGGAGCAGATGGTGGAAAGCTCACCATAGAGATAAGTAAGGAGATAGCAGACAAAAATGAACTTACACAAGGCACAGAAAACCATAGCGGTTGATACTCATAGGTTTAGAGTTCTTAGATGTGGTAGGCGTTTTGGTAAGTCATTGCTCATAGCAGAGGAGATTAAGGGTGTAGCCATAAGCAAGCCCAATAGAATAGCCTACATAGCAAACAACTACGGACAAGCAAGAGATATTATGTGGGAGTTGCTCAAGAAGGAGTTACTAGGAGCAACAATAGACACAAACGAACAGAGATTAGAGATTAAGACTTCTACCATTAAGGGTGGAGAGTCTTTAATTGTTTTAAGGGGCTGGGAATCAGTTGAAAACCTACGAGGACAGTCATTTGATTTCCTTGCGATAGATGAAGTCGCCATGATGAGGAACTTCTGGACTAATTGGTATGAGGTTCTACGCCCAACATTAACTGATAGGCGTGGGTCAGGTATATTTGCTTCTACACCTAAGGGATATAATCACTTCTTTGACCTTTGTAATGAAGAACTAAAGGATAAGGACTTCAAGACGTTTCACTTCTCAAGCTACGACAATCCCCATCTTCCCAAGGATGAAATAGACAAGGCTAAGGAGACGCTACCAAGCGAGAGATTTTCACAGGAGTACGAGGCTACGTTTCAAAAGACCTCAGGACTCGTATACAAAGAGTTTAATAGAGAGAAGCACTTATATGATGTTCTACCAGAGAGAGAGTTCCAAAAGATAGGTGGTGTAGACTTTGGATATAGAAACCCTGCGGCAGTATTAGACGTAAGAACTAATGGGGAGATATTTTACGTTGAGGATGAGTGGTACAAGACCGAGAGAACCGATGCTCAGATAGCCGAATATGTAGCAAGTTGTCACTTCCAATCAGTCTACCCAGACCCTGAGAACCCTGGAGCTATTGAGGAGTTACGAAAGCGAGGGGTAAACACCAGAGAGGTAAACAATGGCAAGGATTCTATTAAGATGGGCATACAAAGAATAAGAGAGTTATTCTTACAGGGTAAGTTATTGATAAATCGTAAGTGTGTAAACCTTATATCAGAGCTAGAGACCTACTCCTATGACGAAGACCAGTCAGAACAGAACCCCAAGGAGAATCCTGTTAAGTTCAAAGACCATGCGCTAGACAGCTTGAGGTATATAATTATGAGTAAGATTGACCAGACCACGTTGAGCCGAGAGGAACTAGCCCGTAGATACCAAGCCAAGCAAAGAAATACTAATAACTTCGCACGATGAACAAACTCTATCAAGGTGACTGTTTAGAAGTAATGAAAACGCTTCCAAGCAATAGCATAGACTCAGTTGTAACTGACCCTCCTTATGAGCTTGGCTTTATGGGTAAGTCTTGGGATAACTCAGGTATCGCTAATAACCCCGATATGTGGCGTGAAGTCCTAAGAGTATTAAAGCCAGGTGGACACTTACTATCTTTCTCAGGCACTCGCACCTATCACCGTCAAGCAGTGGCGATAGAGGATGCAGGATTTGAGATACGAGATATGGTGGAATGGGTATATGGAAGTGGATTTCCGAAGTCTTTGAATATAGGTAAGGCAGTGGATAAGATACAGGGGAATGAGAGGGAAGTGGTTGGAACTAAGAAGTGTGGAATAGGCACTGGCGATAGTTATGGGAAGATTGTCGGTGAGAGACAACCGATTAAAACAGATATTGTTGTCGTCGATAAAGGTACATCACCCTGGGAAGGCTGGGGAACTGCTCTCAAGCCCGCTCACGAACCTATCTGCCTTGCTCGTAAACCTTTAGCCGAAAAGACAGTAGCTCAGAATGTCCTGAAATACGGAACAGGTGGAATAAATATAGATAAGAGTAGGGTGGGGATGTCGCAAGACGATACAGATATGCTAGAGGCAAAGAGTAGTAAGAATCCCACAGGCAAGAAAGCAGAGAATGTCCCCTTTGTTGAGGGTATCGCTAGTAGACCAGATGTTGCTGGTCGTTTCCCTGCCAACCTCCTCCACGATGGTTCAGATGAAGTAGTAAGGGAGTTTCCGAACGAGAGTGAGCGTTTCTTCAAATCCTTCCTCTATTGCCCTAAAGCCTCAAAGAGTGAACGAGATAGAGGGTGCGAGGGGATGGAAACAAAACAAACTATGGGCGGTGGTGGAATGAATAACACCGAAGACGATGTGTGCGGCAAATACGGGAGTATCAAAGCACCTGGGAAAAATTCACACCCCACCGTCAAACCACTTGCTCTAATGAAATACCTAATCCAGATGATAACCCCAGAGGGTGGTGTAGTACTTGACCCATTCGCAGGTAGTGGCTCAACATTAGTCGCTGCTAAAGAATTAGGATTTGGCTTCATAGGCATAGAACTCACACCTGAATACATACCCATTATTCAAGCACGACTAGGTGGCGTAGAAGTAGAGATTATAAGAAAAGAACCAGTAAAGGAAGCTCAAGTAATAGCTCCTATTAAGCCAGAGCAACCCAAGATAAGCGGACTATCAAGCTGTTGCCAAGCTAAGATAATCAAAGGATATTGTGAGATGTGCTGTGATGTCGTGCATTAAATAACATAATCCTAAAATTGTGTATACTAAGCACACATGAGCAAGCAACTAATATCTGAGATTGACGCATTTGAGGAGAGTTACAAGAACACTAACATCGAATTAGTAGATGGGTTGTATTACAACCAGTACAATACGTTAAAAACGATTGAGTTCTATTCTAATTCCAAGTACCTAGGAGGTCAGAAAGACGAATTAGGACGTGAGAAGCCTTTTTATAACATAAACAAGTTCAGGGTAAACGTAGCCACGAGAGCCACAGACCTTGATATTAAGGATATTCAAATCAGCGCAGACGGAGAGAACTTCTACAACGAAGCGTTTTTGTTAGGCAAAGAAGCCTATCAATGGATGAAGGAATCACACTTTGATGTATTCCTTAACGAGTTCGGTAAGACCCGTGCTAAGTACGGAGGTGTATTAGTAAAGAAGTGCATGGAGACCGAGAAGGGCAAGAAGAAGCTCGAACTCGAAGTAGTAGGTTGGAAGAACGTAATTACAGACCAGATTGATATTGAGGACGGAATTATCATTGAAAAGCATTTCTTACTTCCTGAGGAGTTAATGGAAAAGGAGGAGGTGTGGAATCAGATGGACGCCAGAGAGATTATCAAACAAGCTAAGAAGCAGAAGTCTTGGGACGGAAGAATTGAAGTACACGAAGTACATGGATACTTCCCTGAAACCTATCTAGACGAGAAAGGAGATGAGTTCAAATACACACGTCAGTGCCACTATATCTGCATGACAGGTAAGAAGGCGGTATTACATTCTTGTGAGGAAACAGAGAACCCTTATAAGTATTTAGCATGGGACAAGGTTGCGGGGCGAGCTTTAGGAGCAGGGATAACGGAGGATGGCTTTGAGAGCCAAGTCTGGACGAATGACCTAATTATTAAGGAACACAGGATAATGGACCTTGCGGGAAGGGTATATCTAAAGACTAACTCCAAGAAAGTAGGCAATAACATTTTGAATGACGTAGACAACGGTCATGTGTTTGAGTTAGAGGACGGAGGTGATGTGAACGTAATGAACCTCATGCCCAACTCAATCCCT